TCCGGGTAAATCTGTGTCGGCAACTCATCGCTTCCAACGTTTAGGAACTCTGTGATGATTTCAAACTTGCCGTTGTTTATCTCCCTGATTGACGGCGCTTGTTTTAACCACTTGTCGGTCGGGAAAGTTCCTATCAAATCGCCAACAATGCTCGACTGTGTGACGCTCGGAGTCCCGCTCGCAATTAAATCGATAACTCTGGCGGTGCTCCATTGGCTACCGGTCTGTAAGTGGCTAACGGTCAGGTTTGTATTAGGCGGAACAACCTTGACGTTTTGGAGTGTGTATTTTGTGACATCATATGTTGTGTGTCCCCGGATGACTAATCCAGCCAGTTCGTTGGCAAGCGACTGCTGCGCCGCTGTTCCTTTGAGCGTGATGTAATCCGACAAAGCAAAAACCTTGTCCGCGTCCGTATTCCCGGCGGATATTCCAGTTGCAACGGTTGTTTTATAATCCTCAACCGCCAATAGAATGCGTTGTAAATACCCATCCTCGCTGGCGATGTCTGCCAGCCCAACATAACGCGGATGCTCTTCAATGTTTTTCTGGATTTGGTAAGGCGTGAAAGTCCATACGTTCGAGTCCTCGGTGTATTGGTCAGGCTGAGAACTGTCTATACTCGCAAAAGTGACGCGAAGTTCTGAGGTGTTCCGGTCTGGAACAACGTCAACCGCCGTGGCGTATTGAACGTATGCGGTATTGGTTGCGGCGGCGGCAATGAGCGCCTTTTCGCCGTGGTAAATATAAACGGTTTCCCACCCACGCTGCCACGTCCATCGGCTTTCAACGCGCTGCAACTGGATCGCTTTTGTGCCTTTCCATTTAACGCTCATACTATTTTAATGTGTCGGAAGTTTCGCGGGTGTTGCGCTCGATTTTTTCGAGAAGCTTTTCTTGCAGTTGTTGACTCAACCTTCCAGCGTTTTCAACGGATCGCCTAGCGTCTTTGTCGAATGGCAGAGCAACCAAAGGCCCGTATTTTTCAACAACATCACTCAGGCTTGCGAAAGCTTTGCCTAGAAAAGACGCTCCCTGTTGTTGGGTTTTTGTTAAAGCATCGGCGGTTTGCCCCATCTCAGCGACCTGCTGATTGCTTAACGGCGCTCCTATTTGCCGAGATTCCTGCATCATTCCGGTAAAGTTGGACTGGAAAACAGGGATTAATGACTGTCCGCCGCGACCTAAAAGGGTTTGCATGTCGGCTAACAGGTTGGCTTGGTTTTTCCCGGCTTCTACCGCCTTGGCTATATCCATGAGCAAGTCCGCTGGTTTTCTGCCAGCGATGTCATCAAAAACTAGGCCAAACCTTTCAAACGCCTGAAGCGCTTCCTTGCTTCCTTCGGTGGCGTCCTGCTGCATTCTCGCAAGCGTCCTCATCGCAGTTGAAACATCGTCGATGCTTGCCCCACTTTGCCGGGCGGCATAATCAAGGTGCTGGAACATTTCTGGCTCAATATCCATCCCGGCGGACCTGTCCCGAATCTCTGCCGCTTTATCGAGCGCGCCTGTTGCGCTTCTCCACATTGCACCAACAGCAAACGCTTGAAGTAATCTCTTGCGGATCATTCCAGAGGTTTCCGAACTCCACTTGTCCGCCGCCCTTCCAGCCTGATTCAAGCCAGCTTGCCACTGGTTGCCGTCAAGTTGTACTTTGCCTTTTAGTTCAAACCTTGGCATTCATTTTCCCTAGCTTCTCAAGTTGTTCGGCAAGGTAGCTGTCAATAACCCGAGTTTGCCCGTGCGTTTCCCTGTAGCTCAACACATCCCAAACAAGCTGTCCGAATCGGGCGTTGTTTATTGCCTCCGGGTTATAGTTCAGATTGCTTATTGCCGTTAGTCGTAATCCTTGCAAAAACGGAGTTCCTAGAGTTGCGCCGCCTTCGACGTTTTCGAGCGTTTGAGGTAGCGCCATGTTTTCGTGTAAATACGCCAACGCTTCAGCGCGATGTTTTGCGAAGTCCTTAAATTTTGATTTCGGCTGGCTGGATTGCTCCGTTAACCATTTGCGAGCGTCTGCATAGGTACGGGAGCAAACGCCAAGGAAAAAGTGCAAGTCATCCTCATCGGCAAGCTCTCTCAGGTCGAACCGCTCAATGAGCATACAATGCCCAAACAAGAGCGGACCAAGTTCAAACCCCGCTATACGCCACGGCGCTGGCTCTACTGTCGAAATCCAGTTCATTAGGTGGCATCAGCGGTCAAGTCGTTTGCGTACATGATAGCAGTGACAGACCATTCCGCTATCTGCCCCTGCGCTCTGGTTTTTTCACATGTGTCAACAACATATTGGCCTTCACCGAGAACAGCGTCATTAGTCATTGCCGTGTCGCTGTCAACCTCTTCCCATTCGTTCCACGATATTTGCAGTTCATCGCCCGGAACAATGTTGGACTCGAAATTAGTTTCGGCGCCAGCAATGTTTGTCCCATCGCTGATGAAGAGTGTCATGGTCAATGTTCGGCGGTTGTCGAAATAAACCTTGCCGGTGACTTCACCATTGCCATCCATTACTTCCTGAGAGTTGGCGGAAAATGCCAACCTTGCGTCTTGGATATAAACTTCAATTTCGTCGCTGCCCCCAGCTTTCAAAAGCTTTGCTGGTCCTGCACCTAAACCGAAAACAATCGGATTTCCTTTTTGAACTACGCTCATTTTTTTACCTTGGGTTTGTTAAATTTCTACTAAAAGAAAGCTGTCGCCGTTTACGCTTCGGCAATATAAATTGTTATTGTGTGAGTTTCTGAAATCGTGTTGCTCTCGGAGTCGCGCTCTGTGACGGGTCCGGTCCTGCTGGCAACTCCATAACATGACAAGCCAGCGCCCTTGGCTTCCAGTTGGTCAGCGAAATCATCGTAACGGATAGCGTTCTGGATAGCGGTGCAAGCATCGTCAAACCTTGATCGACTGTTTGGTTGCGCCGTGTCGTCAATTTCGTCGTAAACCGAAACCGCAACCTCGATCATCGTGTTGCCTGATCCAAGCGGCGTTTCCTCGCCATCCGATGCGGTGACAATAACGCAAGGCGTTTCAACAATGCCGCCGTTTGTGCCGGGGTAAATGCGCCCGGAATAGTAATCCCCCAAAAAGGCAACCATCGAGCTTTCTGTTATTCCTCTTGCGCTCATCTGGCATTAAACTTTTTAGCGTCTTGGTTCATTTTGCGAGCAACATAAGTCTTCATATCGAGTGCGTCCTCATTGATTGCTCGTTGCAAGGCGGCGGAACCTACCTTGACCGCTCCAGCCACTTGGTTAACGATTTCGGCGGTCGGATTTAAACCCCTCCGAGCTGGGCGCCCAAAACCTTGGGGTTTACCCTTCACAATTACCCTTGGCGGTCGTCGGTAAACCTTGGCGTGCGGCGACAAATCACGCACCGCACCAATCCAGCCCGATTTAATAAAACCAATCGAGGCGGCTTTTTTCGCCTTCAAGCTCTCAACAGCTTTCTTCATTTCGTCGCCATACAGCCCCGGATTTCTTCCCTTCTGAGCGAGGATCGCCCCAAGTGGTGCTTTAGGTGCAACCCGGCTTTTTTGGCGAAGCTCTCGGTTAATTGACGGCTTCTTTGTTTTGGGCGTGTGGCGGATAGCCTTGAAAGCGATGTTGACGGCTCGCTTGTTCACAATCTCGGCGAGCGACCGCTTAGAGTAGCGCGTGTACTGAGCAAGCGCCGCCTTAAACTCTCTTGTGTCTATGCTTACTTTAGCCGCCACGTTTCTTGGTTAGGTTAAGTTGGTAATGCGCGTTATTTTTAATGATTTGCTCAATCCGATATTTGGTATTTGCAACGACAACGTGAGCGCCAACAAACGGAACAACTCCAGCATCGGACCACTGCTGGCGGCTTGTCGTGATATAAAGCTCGAATCCTTCCAAATATCCTCCCGGTTCAAACTCTTTGGAGTCTGTGCGACTGGTTAAAGTTCCCCTGTATTTGCTCCCGCCATAATCAAAGATTGCACCTATCCTGTTTTGCTCTAAATCAACCTGTTGCTCATGGGCGATACGGTCCAAGTCGCTCACTCTTCCGTATGTATCGAGGCTCGAAACAATAGTGTAATCAGGTAATCCAGTTACGGTGACGGATGAAAAAACATCAACGCGGCTAAGTCCATCGCCGTCGGGAACGTTTAGCGTAATGGTGAAAGCGTCCTCGTAGTTGCCGCCTGAATTGGTTTTTTGGAGAACATACGCGGTGGTGTCAAATTGAGCCTCGTCTGCCGTGACCCGAAACAAACGGTTTGAATTGTTCCAAGTGTAGCCCTCCCCTATCACCGTCCATGTTAGCGGATCGGCGGATGTCGCAGTTTCATATAAAAACCTACTGTTGGTTTGGGTTATTTTATTGTCTGCCATGGCTTAAAAAACGCCCAACCCGGCACACGGCAGAGCTGGGCGCTTTGAGCAGTGTTTACGCAACCAGTCAAGACGCCCGTTTTTTGGCGGCTTTTTTACCATCAGAACTCGGCAAAGCTCCCGATAAATCCCTGCGGCGGCGATAAGGTGGCCGGCGGTATTCCTGAATTTGGACATAGTTTCCGCTGGGGTTATCGCGTTCCGCGTCAAAAGCCTGTTTCACCTCGTCGGCGTTTCCGCTCACTATAATGACGTCAATATCGCCGTTTGGTTTGATTCCAATTAATATGTTTGGTTTGCTGACCATTTTATTATGCTGATTTAATTCGTTTAAGTGCCGCGCCATTTCCGACAGCCACTCCATAAAGGAGTCCAACGGAAAACTTGTATTTCCCACCGTCACGGTCATACCAGTATCGGAACTGCAACGGTAAACCGGTTTTTGGCTCAACCGCATTGAGCACCTCAACGCGCGGCGAAATAGGTGCCGCCACTTGTCGAGCGGCAATGAGTAAAGCTGACGGGTGACAGACGAAACCGGCGAGGTTTTCGGAGTTTGTAGGAATCGCCTCGTATTCGTGGATTCCGAATCCGTGAATCATTCCGGCCTTGTGCTCTCTCACGGCATCAGGCGAGCCGTAAGCGCTGGCATCTTGTATCGCGGCGTCCTTTTGCAAGCTGGCATTGTATGCCGGGGAGATAAGAGCCGAACGCAGCGACTTGGGAACCTTGGCGGTTGTCAAATCACCGGCAAGGTCCGCTAGATCATCACTGTCAAAATTAGCGGCAGTGATTACCTGATTGGCTGAAAAGTTGGCGTTGAGAACCAGCGCAAGCAAATCATCGACAACCGCTTTGCATGTCGCCTCAACTGCTGGCTCAACAAAAATGCGCTGCAACCATTGTTGGTTTCCAGCAAGTGAAACCTCTTTATCCGTCAAGCCGGTGACAAACCCCTTAAAATTGGAGAGTGTCACCGTCTTGGCGGTTGAGGTTACGTCTGTGGCTGAATAGCCACTGGATAAGTCCTGAGCCGTTACTGAAGAGGGAACGCGTGTCGTCACGCTTGCCCCACGGTTGCGGATGTCCTGCGAAAAATCGCGGGTAAACGCGGATACCATAAAGAATTGACTTCCCAAGTAATCCAGCGTCTGTTCCGCAATCGCGGCTAACGAAATTCCCCCTAAAGAGTTGGCCATGAGTTTATCCTAACGATTAAGCTGATTTGATTCGTTTAAGCGCTGTTGCGTTCCCGGCGGCTACACCGTAAAGCACGCCCATCGACACTTTGTAAACACCGGAATCCGGGTCATACCATGAGCGGAACTGCAACGGCAGTCCGGTTGTTGGATCGGTCACGTTTTCGACCTGCAATCCCGGATCGGATGGCGTGGCTGGCTGGCGGGCAGCAAGCAGCAACGCGGAAGGATGCAGAGCGATGGCGGCGAGGTTTTCCGAGTTTGTCGGAATGTCCGAATACTCATAAACGTTGAACCCGTGGATTCGTCGGGCGGCGTGTTCTCTGACGGCATCAGGACCATTGTAAGAGCTGGCGTCTTGAACAACAGTGTCTTTTTGGATGCTCGCATAATAAGTCGGCGGCAGCATCAACGCCCGTTCCGATTTCGGCACCTTGGCGGTGCTTAGGTCGGCGGCGAGGTCAGCGATTTCGTCAACGTCAAAGTTGGCGGCGGTTATGACCTCGTTTGCGGAAAATGTCGCATTGACCACAAGGGCGAGCAAGTCGTCCATAACCTTGTTCAAGGTTGCTTCCAAAGCAGGTGCCATGAAAACGCCCTGCAACCAATCTAGGTTGCCAGCCTTGGAAACTTCCGCATCCGTAAACCCGTAAACGAAGCCTTGAAAATTTGACAAGGTGATCGTTTTGGCTGTGGAAGTTACGTCCGTTGCTGAATAACCGCTTGATAGGTCTTGAGCGCTTACGCTGCTGGGAACGCGAGTGGTTACAGACTCCCCTTTTGTGGCGATGTCATCCGAAAAATCACGCGTAAATGCGCGAAGTGGGTGGAACTCGTAGCTCAAATAATCGAGCGTTCCTTGGGCGATTTGTGCGAGGTTAATACCTCCTAAGGTGTTGGCCATTAGTTATTTATAGTTGAGGTTTGATGTTTTCAATGTAGAATGCGCGGCGCTCTTTCTGGTCGCTCATCGCGTTGTATTCGGCCCAAAGCTCATCGAGGTCTTTGTCCTCTTTGGCCTCTGGTTCCGGTGCTTGCTCAACTGGCAGCTCTACACCCTGCTTCGCTACAATATCTGCGGCTTGTTCGCTGGCGCTCGTTCGCTGTTCTTCGAGTAATTGGTTCGCCTCTTCAAGTAGGGCGATTTTACCGTTGGCGGCTTCCAGAACTGTCTTGTGGTCTGCTTTGAGCTTTTCAACCTCCACGCTATGCGCGGACTTGATTTGCTCGATAGCCTGTTTCAGTTCGTCAATTTGAATCCCGCGTTCCTCCGCCTCTGCATTGAGACGATTGATTTCGGTATTTGCTTTGATGATGTCCAAGATTGTTTTCATCTTACCTAATGGGGAAAAAGTGTCTTTAGTTTAGTAGCTCAAGCAGTTCTGACATGCTGTTGACTACTCCGCCAGCCAGCCCCGCTTCCACTGCCTCCATGCCCTCAAAAACCTGTCCCTCCATGTTGGCGGCTGGAATATCCCGATTGATGGTTGCCTCGGCTTTAAACCTGTCGTGCCACTTGTTCACGTTGGCTTGCATCCGCTCCCGCGCCTCGTCGGTGAGTGGTTTGAACCCTGCATAGTCGAGCTTGTGTTTACCGGCGACAATAGCGTTAACCTTTAAACCCATGTTTTCGAGCCAGCCAGATTGATCGAGAAGCGCCACGTAAACGCCGATTGAACCAACGCTGGCGGACTCACTTAAAATTAGGTTGTCAGCTTGTGAAGCTAACCAATAGGCGGCGGATGCTGCCATGCCTTCAGTGTATGCCGTAACTGGTTTCTCAATGCCTCGGATTTTGGCAGCGGTTTCTGGAAGACCAACAACGGTGCCGCCGGGAGAGTCCACATGCATAACGATGTGAGACACATTTGGATCATCGGCAGCGGCAAGCATGGCATCCTCGACATCGAGATAGTCTGACATGCCGAAAAACTGCTTATCCATTTCGGTTAAGCCCTTGCCAAGCGCACCGTGAACAGGAACAACTGCAACGCTCCCGCGCATGATGTATTTGGATTCCTGTTTGCCGTTTAACTCAATGTCTCGCGGGTCAATCGCGCTGATGTATAGAGTCTGAAGATACTCGGGGACAATAGCCCAAGGTTCATGCGCGATTTTATGTATTAACTTGTGGTTCAACATCGTTATCAAAAGTTGGGTTTGGTTGGCGTTGGGAAAGTAGGTTTAACGCGGCGTCCATCTTGATTCCGTATTCATCGGAAAGACGTTTTGCGCGTTCCAACAGGTCGCGCGTCTCTGTCTCCGTTTGGTTGCGTAAATCCTGCCAGTCCTGACCGCGCTCGGCAGCGTCCTCAGATAGCGTCCGGGTGCCTAGTTTAAGAGCCTCCGCGTGCGCTTTGGATTCTCGCCCGTAGTCAACAGTAATCTTTTTGGGAGACTGCCAGCGGACCTTATACCATGCATTGGACTTGGGCAGGTCGCCGCGTTTGATTCCGTTTGAGATAACCCACCCCCAAACGCGGTTGCAAAGTTTGCTACATACGGTGTTCTGGCGCTCTTCAAAGCGGCGTTGTGCTTTTTCGAGGATAAATCTTGAGGCGGTGCCTTGTTTCGCTGGGTCAACAACGAACTCGTATGGAAGCCCAAGACCAAGCGAAACCTCGCGGGTTAAATGCTCAATGAAACCGGTAAAGGTTGCATTCGGGCGGTTGCTCATGAATGACTCGATTGACTCGCCAACACGTAACCG